TCGATGTGCCGAGGTTCATCGCCCGGTCCAGATCCTCACGATACCAGAACTTCCGTCGCGTGCTGTCAACGATGCGCGGGTTCGGATAGATCGTTCCGACGCGCTCGAGGAAATCTTCGACATGCTTCTCCCCGCAATACCCGGCAGCCATGTCAGCCGACATGCGAGGTGGCCAGCTGCCTGGGGGAACAAGGGATTGGCGACGTTCTCTCATCTTTCGCCTCTCTTCGCCGCTTCCCGCTCATTTGCAATCGCCGTCCCGATCGCCAACAGGACTTCGACATGGGTCATCGGCCGAGGCGGACCGGCTATAGCCTTTGCTGCCGTGCGGATCTCCTCGGGAAGAGCGTAGTATTCGCGCGTGGCGGGGGTGGCGTTGGTGAGGTCGGGGATCATGGCTTATCCTTGGCTGCGAGGGCGAGAACAAGGCGAGCGAACGCCGGGTGGACGTGGCCGTAATATTCGCGGCCGACATCATCATCATTCAATTCGCGTTCGAACTGTTCGAGCCGCTCAATGAGAATGTTCGCTGCCACGACCAGCGCGTCCCGTCTGCCTCCAACCGGGACGGGAGACTCCTCACCGATGTTCTCGTTTTTAGGGTCACCTTTAGGGCCATTTGGGCAGGTTCTTTCCGGCGTTTCACTGTTCGTTCCACTGCCGTTCTTGTTGACAATTGGCGTGATCGGGGAATTCGCCGCTGCGGGAGTGGTGGAGTAGAACGCTTCCACCATTGCGGGAGGGCCACCGAGGAACTTGCCCACGGAAGGGTCTTTATCGCCGTAGTACCACGGCCCGCCGTCTTCGAACCGCCAGCGCCAGGCAACCGGCTTCGCCTCTACCGCCTCAGGCTTATCAAGAAGGCAGGAGCGGATGCGGGAGGTCGCGAGATCGACAACGTTCTCCAGGATCTCCGTCAGTTCCTCCGGCGTAAAAAGCAGGTGGTCCGGGTAGTCATCCGGAGACGTTCTGTCGTCCCAATCGCAAACCGATTGAACTTGAGCAGTGACTATTTCCTTCACTTCCCCCCGCTCTCTGGAAAGGGCGCGCCGGTTCCAGACATTCGCGGCATCAGCGCGGGCGTCTTCAACATCGTCATATTTGTATTCGCTCATGGGACCGAGCATGTCGTCGCAGCCCACGCATTCGACGTGGGAGATCCAGCCTTCGATATCGCTGTCTCGGAACCTGAGATTAGCGCTCCCACAAAACGGGCACGGCTTGAGTTCTGTATCCGTCATGAGTGCATCTCTCGACTTCGGAAAGCCGCGCCTCATACCTCGTCCCTCGACCGGAGCGCGCCGACGGAAGCCAAGCGCTGGTTGATGATGGCAGTGCATCTGACGATCGCCTCTGCCTCGTCAAAGTCGCAAAACACGCCCCAAAGGGCATTTGCGAGTTCGTGCGGTTCGATCCCCTTCGAAGCCCAGTAATCCCGCTCCGATCCAAGCTTGCCGGAGTGCTGCAGGTCATGTTCTGCCGGCGACAGGGGAAGTGCGAACCGGTCGGGAACCTTCGTCCCTTTCCCGCGGCCAAAGGCTCCATGCCATGTGCTCGGGTAGGAGACATGGGCGGCCTGGACGCCGTAAACGCCAGAGACCGCGCAAGGGAGGTGGTGGAGAAACGCCAGATAGGTCGGCTTCTTCGCAGGCCTACGGACCGGCGTCGGATCGGGTCGGATGAAATTGGCAACACGAAAACCGCTCATGGAACGATGACCTTTACAGTGAGGAAAAGGACGTAGAGGCCGATCCCCAGCCGGACGGCCGCGGTGGCGTCTTTCTTCTCAAGAAATTTTCGGACGGAGGAGGTGATTAGGCCGCCGGCGATACAAAGAGAAAGGAGATTGATGACCGCAAGCATCACCCGGCCTCCCGGATCATGTCTCGCTGAACCTGCTTGATGAGCTTCCCGCGCACCCGGATCACGCGCAGGACGCGCGCCTTGTCGCACTCGAAGGAGAACCCCGCCCGCGCTGCGTCAGGATCCGGCGTCAACTCTCCGATCGGCTCGACCTCGTAGACCTTGCCGCAGCCGGACCAATGCATGCAGGCGTAGAGAAGAGCGCCGTGCATGTCGGTGCAGACATAGACCTTGCTGGTGTTGCAGATGCCGGCGGCGCCGAAGCGCGCGGTAGACGGTGCCTTCGTGGTCGCCGGCGACAGGACGAACTGGCCGATGGATAGGCCGCCGTATCCGCCGTGGAAGTAGCGAACGGCGCCGGTCATGCTTCTACCTCGGCTTCCTCGCGCTCAATGTTCAGCCGCTCTGCAACGATCGGGTGATGTTCGAGAAGCCAGCCGGTCCAGTCGATGTCTCGGTCCATGTGCTGGAACCATGGGAAGTCTTCTCCCCATAGGCCGTTGAGTTCGGCATATGCGGTCGCGGCCGCCTGGCATTCAATGTGAACGTGCTGGGTGTAGAAATAGCCGTCAAATCTGCCGGCTGCGTAGTGCGCGGGTGAGCCGACCTCAATCTGCCGTCCGCACTGCTCGCATTCGTGCGGCTTGCGCGTGGCCTTGATGGTCCGGCCAGAGTGGAAGTCGTCGATGCTCATGCCTCACCGCCTTTCGCCTTCGCCATCAGCCGCTCAAGCGGTGATAGGTGGCCCTCGACTGTCTTCGCCTTGAGCGGCGGCAGGCCGAACTCTTCGAGATATTTGCGGGAGTGCTTCGCCCAGACCTTCTTGCCCCAGCTCGTGGACGCGAATTCCCACGGACGGGCGGCGCGCAACGCCTTCTTGCGTGCGGCTAGATCGGCGTCGGCCGGGAGGCTACGGTGAACTTCCCCGATAACGTGGGCGGCGGTGGCTTGCCAATTGATCATGCCGCACCGCCTTCCGCCTTGGCGACGATGCGCAAATCGTCAGGTTTGAATTCGTCGGTGATCTGGTCGCCATCGTGCAGGAGCGTGATCGACGGCTTCAAGACACGGCTGGCATAGACGCGCCGCAGCTCTATCCCGATCACCACACCTTCGAAACGATCGTGCTCAGCGCACGCTTCCGCAACGACCTTATCCCCGATCCAGAACCGGTTGAGGTCGATAATATCGATGAGCTTGTTCTCGACGCTGATCATGCAACAACCCTCCGCACCTTGGCCTCGCGTGCGAAGTCCACGAATTTCAGTTCGGAATAGCTGTCGCTGACATCGAGGTACGTGCTGTACTTCGCGTTGCCGATCGACTTGGCGGCGATGACGACGGTGTGACCGCCCCATGTGACGCTGTACGGCTGCCAAGGGTCACCGACCGCTTTGAGGTGGTCTTTCAGTGCTTTCCGACCGACGTCGGTCACGGCGAAGAATGCCATGTCGTCGCGCTGTCCAACCTTCTTCCAGTTCGGGGAAGCGGTGAACTGCTTGGCGTCTTTGCCATCAGCCCCAGTCGCAAAATGGTTGCGGTAGGTCTCGCCCATCGGGTCAACGGGGCGGCCGAGCGCATGGTCGATGTGATCCATGGCCTTGTCTTTGAGATAGCGGTTGACGCGTGGGTTTCTGGTCATGCTGCGGCTCCCGCGTTCCGTTGTGTGGTGCCGCGCTCGACGCCGATCAGATCGTCGAGGAAATCCAGGACGGCAGTTTTGCTTTCCTGAAAATCCTGCTTTCCCATGGCCTTCATGGACTGGCTCTTGGCGACGTACCGCGTGACGGTCGCCTCTTTCACGTCGACAACGGAGAACGCGTCGATTGGGCGGATGAAGGCGGCGAGCCGCATTGCTTCCGCCCTCGTGCTGCAGACGATCGTATGAGCATCGCAGTAGCCGGTCCGGATCAGCGCATAGGCACGCAGGTGCTCGGCGGATTCGGCGAAGGGCAGGCCGGAATACTGTTCCGGCAGGTTCCGCCAGGCGTCGTTCACCGCGGCGAAATAATGCCGGTGAGAATTCATGCTCCGGTCGTTGTGCTCGGCGAGCGTATAGAACTCGCCGACCACGAAACGCTTGTCGCACTCGCGGGCCCAGTGCCGGTTTGCCGGCTGGAAGGCCTCGCCGTTCCACTGCAAGAGGACCGGGCCGCTCATGTCAGCCCGCCATCATCGGATGATTGCGGAGTTCGGCGTCGGAAGGGCCCATCGCCGGACGGCTCGGCTTGCGAGCGATTGCTGCCTCGATCTCCTTCTTGAGCGCAAGCGCGTCGCCCGGCTGCAAAGCCCAGAAGCGTTTCAGCGGTTCACGGTTCGCGTCCCGCCACTTTGCGACGGTCTCCGGCGTGGATTCGTTGATGAACCGCATCACCTCGTCGGCGAACTTCCCGACCGGTACATTCTCGAGCGCCCAGTTGTCGCCCCATGTGACTGTGATGGAGTTATCTGCGCCGATCACGCGCATGCGGTGATCCTCGCGGTCCTTCTCGACGACCTCAGAGGCGGTGAGGTCGAGGACCTTAGCGCGGTCAAGCTCGGCTTCGTCATAGAGGCCGGTGAACTGCTCGGGCCAGCCGGCGCGCAATGCCTGCATCTCGGCGCACTTGGCGATCATGAGGCGGGGCATGCGCGCCCAGTTGCCGCTGTCGTCGAGCGTCTGCTTGCCGGTCTTGAAGCTCTTGCCGTTGTCGTTCTTCGCCCACTCGTCCTTGATTGGTGCGAACTCATCCCAGAACGACTGGCCGGCGACCTCGTACCACTCGCTCGATTTCGGATCCTGCTTCCACAGAAAGACGGTCGCGGACACGATGCCGTGGGGGTTCAGCGGACCTTTCAGCGACGGGTCGAACTCATAAGTCGCGGGCTTGCTTGCCGGCCGGTAATCGCCGCAGCGCTGCGCGATTACGCGCTGGCCGTCGCGGCTGATGATGATGGTCATGTTGCGCTTCTCGGCGTTGTTCTTCGAGAAGACCATCGGAATGATTTGTTTCAGGAAGGGGTCGAGGCGCTTGGCCTTCGCCACTTCCATGTACAGGTTGAATTCCTCGTCGTTGCAGTCCTTGGCAATCGTCTGTTTTACCAAAGCGATCTGCTTGGACGTCAGGTCGAATGTGGTGATAGCATTCATGGTCACTTCCTCCGGACCGTGAGAGAGAACGAGCCGTTGTCGAGGGTGGCGCCGGGGATGGCGGCTTTTGCCTCTCGCAGGTCGGCGGTGAGAGCTTTCTTGTCGAGCTTCGGGGCGGGGCGTGGCTGCTCAACCCAGTACTTCGCGGGAATGTCGGCCTCGTCGGTGACGATCAGGGCGGCCGCGCGCTTCGTGAGCGACAGCGTTGCCGTCGGAAGCTTCATCGAAAGCTGATCGGTGGCGAGCATCGCCTGTTCGATCAGGGTGCGGATACGCTCGGCACGCTTCTCGATTGCCTTCCGGCGCGCTTCGAACTCGGCTTCCTTTGCCTTCAGACCGGTCACGAGGACATCACACTCGTCGATCTCTGCGATCGCCGCCTCGATAGCCTCTGTAAGGTTCGTTTCGCCCTCGATCGCGTCGGCGACTAGTTCGGCGTCATCTTCAACGCCTTGGTCGCGAAGGCTGGACAGAAGCGACTTAGCCGCCTCGGTCTGGCGATGAAGGTTGTAGTCAAGGTCGGGCATGGCCATCAGACGCTCCTGGCTTTGACGATTTCACGGTGAACCTGCTCCGTCTTCCAAGCGCCGACGGCGTAAATGGCGAGGACGAAAGCGAGGAGAATGAGGAAGGTCGCAGTTGTAGTTGTGGCCCTGTTGAACTGCTTGAGCGCTTCAAGATCGTCGTCGCGATCGACCGCGCAGCGATTGCAGGTGCAGCCGAACTCGGAGGCGGGGCAGTCCTTCATTGGGCTGCCTCCATCTGTGCGGCAACCGAGACGCAGGCGCGGTTCTCGTATTCGCGCTGGTCAATGTAGAAGCCCTCTCCGAAGCCCGATGCCCGGAGGATCGCCAGCACGTCGTCGATTGCGTCGTTGTATGCTTCGTCGTCGGCGCATTCGTCAGCGCCGCCGAGCGCTTCAATTTCCCGGTACAGCTCGTGAAGCTTCGCGCGACGCCGGCTCATGCTGCGCTCCGCTCGACCGAGACGGCTTCGGAGAGGAAGAAATCGGGGAAGGTCGAATAGCGTTCGAAGCGCTCGACGGTCGTGCCGGGGAATGCGCCGGCTTCTTCGAGAGCCTCGTCTTCGCAACGAAACTGCAGAGCGTCGTCGACTTCGTAAGAGAAGAAATATTCGTTGGTCAGGACGCGGCCGACCTCATCTTCGATCCGGTATCGGGTAACCATCGTGCCCATCTTTCATCTCCCGGCAGCGCCGTCTGTTGATGTCTTGGTAGGGACTATAGGAAAATGCCTATTTGCCTGTCAATAGGCAAAATAGGAAATAGCCTATCTTGATAGGAATTTTGCGTTGGGACTGGGGAGGGGGCGTTCTGGATAACGAAGCGTGACGGCGATACGCTAATTGTGATCGCACCGTTCCGGCGTGCGTTTTCAGCAACATCGCGGGCGAAATAGGAGCGCCGCCCTAAATGCCTGCGGGTTCTCTTCTGTGGACTTTCACGCAACTGTCATGAAGGGCGAGGGCGCCCAACTTCTCGGCGCCAGTTGACGACAGGATTCCGTCTTTTGTGACAATCCCCAGGTTTCTTGCTCCCGAAATCTGGGTATCCCCTGTCGGAATCGGTGCGCTAACGTGCCCGGGCACTCCCAAGCTGAGGGTGCTTTCGAGTTGCACGAGGGGCAAAACGCATGATCTTTTCAATCCGAGAATTCCGCCTGAGAACCTCATGTCCGGACGCTTCCGCGTTCACGCGGTCAAGTCCGACGCCATGGAGCCCGCGCTCCATGGCGGTCGCGACTATGCGCTACTGGCGCCGGTGACCGCGTACCAGGGCGAGGGGATTTACCTCGTCGACGACGGGCTTGCGCTCGATCTCTATCGGGTGAGCAGCACCTTGGAAAAGGGCGGCGCACTCTGTCTGTCCAGAGAGAACCCGCGCTATGGAGCCCGGACGATCGGAAGGGAAGAGTTCAACGAGAGGGTTGTCGGTATTGTCGTCGCCGACATCAAGGTCAGGAGCGAGCGCTTCCTTGCTAACGGCTAAACCGTGAACCGTCCGATGTAACGGCCAACAATGTTGATTTCGTCGAGCGACAGCTCGCGCTCTGAATGGCGCGGGTTGTCGGAGATGATCTTGACGGTCACCGTCTCGGCGCCTGGTCGAGATGTCACCTCGAGCCTTTTCACGACGACGCCGCCGAACTCGTCTGCGAGTGCATAAACACCATCGGGTGACGGTACACGGTGGCGAGTGTCGACGAATACCACGTCACCGTCGCCAATCGTGGGCGCCATTGAGTCTCCCTGAGCGGGAAAGGCCGCGACGTGAGGCGCCTTTACTCCCATTCTAGCAAGCATCCACTCGGGAAGCCGCCAGTGATCGCGAACGACTTCCTTGGAGAAGGTTATGCCGTTTTTGGTCGTGTGCTCTAGTGCCACAAAGCCGCCGGCGCCGAGGCCGGCGACAAGATCGATCTCCGGGATTTCGTCACCCTTGCTGTGGCTGGGAGGCACCCTTGTCGGTGCACCCAAATCGTCTTCCGGTAGGTCAAGGATCTCCGCTAGGCGAGACCGGACATCCTCTTTCAGCTTGTTCGGCACATTCCTCTCCATGAACTGCTGGAGGTAGGCCTGGTTCTTCCCGAGCTCTAGCGAGACCTCTTTGTAATTGAGGCCTCGTTCCTGCATCCGCTTCAGAATCGTTCGTCTTACCTGGTCCATGAAAAAATCACTGGCATAGGAATTGACAGGAAGCGAATAGGAATGTACCTATCCTGATAGTGATAGTCCTATTAGGAATGGTGAACGTGTCCGAGATCGACGCCTTCAAGGCCAGTGTGGAAACCTTCATGGCAGAGCGGAACATGACGCCGACGAACTTCGGCAAGCAGTTCGCCGGAGATCCGCTTTTTGTTTTCCAACTGAGGGAAGGGCGGGAGCCGAGAATGCAGACCCGGCAGCGCATCCTGGAAGCGATGAACGCTGCAGAGGCGAGCGCAGCATGACGCACTCAGCCCTCCAGCTCTCTCAAGCCACGGCGAAATTGCCACGCAATGTTCTTCGGCATTCTGAGCCGAACCGCAATCATAGCTTTGATTTGCCCGTCGCCGTTCTTGGACATGGCTCCGAACGAGATACGCACGATGTCGTTCTCGTCGACTTCCAGCTCCGTGATCAGGTCGACGTAAAGGGCCGGCGCGCCCTCGTCGAGGATGAAAATCGGCTCTTCTGGGGTTCCCAGCTTTCCGACGCTTACCATGCTGCCTCCTACGGGTTCGTGGCTGGGAGAGATGATTGGCGCGCCCGTCGGGCTGCGATCGTCGAGTTCAACCGTATGGCGGAGGGCGGAAGATGAGCTCTGACGCCCAGATCATCCCCGAAGACGTCATGAAGGCGGTCCAATCCGCTTGGGAACAGGCGTGGGGCAAGACCGGCAGCACGAACGCGGAAAGCATTCGCGACGCGATAGCCATCGGCATTATCGCCGAGCGCGAGCGCTGCGCGTCCGTGGCGGACTATTTCAGTCAAGCCTGCGTCTGCTCCGAGTGGACAGAAGAAGCACGGGGCGGCGGCTACTACGCTTGCGCTGACGTGGCCGCCTCCATCCGCAATCCATCCCCGCCGAAACAGCCGTCGCCGCCTACCAGCGATGGCGACCTTCCGTTCTGAGGAGCCATCATGTCTGACGCACACGGCATAGCCCGCGATCAACTCCGCGCTTTCATAGAGCGCATCGAGCGCCTCGAAGAGGAAAAGAAATCGATCGCCGACGACATCAAGGATGTCTACGGGGAGGCCAAGAGTCTCGGTTTTGATAGCAAGATCCTGCGCAAGGTCATTTCGATCCGCAAGCAGGACGCAGACGAGCGCGCCGAGCAAGAGGCAATCCTCGACACCTATCTGCACGCTCTCGGCATGATCCAGCTCGACATTTTTGAAGAGCCCGAGACGCAGACCAGCCCCAAGCTCGTCGCCACGGTCGCGACCGCCATGCAGACGCAAGCGGGCAGGGCGGCCTTGCTCACCGCAGTAGACATCATGATCGATCGCGAAGAGCGCTTCGACGCCGAGACCGGCGAAATCCTCGACGATCAAACTGAAATCGCCACTGCCTCTCAGGGCGAGATCGAATCCCCCAGCGCTACGGCGGAAGCCAGCGGCGCCAACGCAGGAGGCGAAGATGTAAATGGCAGCGCGGAGCGCGCAAACATAAACGCCGTCGCAAGCGCGTCTGGCCCGGACGAAAAACGGGCATTCCATTCGCCTGAACAGGCACGGGAATTCCTGACGAAAGCCGAGGAGGAAACGGAGGCCAAAGGCGCCGTGACCGTTGATACGGCGAGTAGGGCCAATGAGGAGAGCGACCGTCAGCGCGCCTCGGGAGCCGGACCGGCTGACGGTCGCCAGCATGGTGGCGGAGACCCTTTGGCTGTCGCCGGGGACCATGCGCCTTCTTTTATCGCCAAGCCGAAATCCGCTCTCCGGCCGAACTGCCGGAACCCGGAAGTGTGTAGCGGCTACGGCGACAAGCATTGCCATGGATGCACCGTCGCCATGCGCGAGAAGGCGGAGGAATTGGCATGATCGGGATTGGGTCATCGTCTTCCATCGCTGCGGCCCGTCACCTTCAGAGCCGCGAATTTCAGAGATTGTCGCATCACGTCTGCGATCGATGCGACCGCGTACTTTCCATCAATGAGACGATCGAGCGGTTTTGTGAGCGCTGCGATCATTCGACCAACCCCTCCGACAAGAAGGATGCAGCAGCATGACCTGGCCCGTTTTCTTTGGCTGTCTCGGCGTCGTTCTCTGGATGGCAGCGCTCACCCTGATCCTTCCCGGCTTCGTCGAGCGCGAATTTCGCCGAAACGGCTTCAAGGCAAGAATTAAGCGCTGAACTCCTCCCGAGGCGCTTAACGCGGGCCTTCGTCTTCTCCTCCTCCCAAGCCGGAGGCCCGCAAGACTTTCAGCCTTATGCGCTTGTTCGAGAGCCTCAACACGACGGCGTTCACAAGCTCACCAAGGGGAATTGCCGGTGACGACGAGGGATCGTCACCGGCGGCAGAGGCAGGGTGCGGCGCCCGGGCTCTGCGGAAAGGGAATACCTGCCCGTTGCGGGCATCGGAGGGACCGGCAGCCGTTGGCGCGGCGCCGTCCTCTCCATCGGAAGTAATGCCTGTGCGCATCCGCGTCTCCTTGAACGAGGTGAAGGTCGCACAGGAGAACGACAAGGTGTTGGGAACCGATGACACGCGCTTGGGGCGACGCCCCAAGGCCAAAAAGGTCAACAAAGGCAACGCGATGAGTACCGATGTTCTTGAGGCAAGAGGCTTAATGCGGAGCGCTTTCCCGCTCCGTCGCTACGGCAAACTCGACAACGCATTTTACGAAGCATGCAAGTTCGTCAACCGCTTCGTCGAGAAGGAATTCACCCAGAGGCGGGCACGCTCGATCTGGGAAGGCACTGCGCGTCGGATCGACGCCGAGGAAATGGACGCACTGCGACTAGCGGAAATCGAGGAGAGCAAGCGTGAACACAAGGAACTCCGTGCCCGTCTGGCTGCACTGGATGCGAAGCTTGCCCGTGTCGACGAGGCTTTGGCTCGCGCGAAGGTGGCGGCGGATAGCCGGCCGTAGGCTGGATTGGGCCGAGTACATCGCGCCGGAACTGAGAGACGAGGATCAGTGATGCAGCAGTTGAGCCTATTCGACACGCTACGTCGGCCGCCAATTCGCGTGCCCATCGATCCAGACGGATCGGTCCTGCAAGGCGTGCCTGATTTTGTCTACACGCTCCCGCATCCACGGATGGCTTGGAATCGAGCTGAGATCGAAATGCACCGGCACGAGAACGGCCTGTGGATGTGGTCGACAGAGTGGAACTGCGACAACGGAGGCCGCGGCTACCGTGTCGGCGCCAAGTGGGGAAAGTTCGCGGATACGCGCGAGGATGCGCTCTTTTACGCCGCCTGCGAGATCGAAGACGCGCTTCGAAACAAACCCGGCAAGGAAGCTGTGCTGATCCGGAACTGGGTCATCTCCCTCAAAACCAACCCAAAGGCTCTGTCATGAAAAACAAGCTCATCGACTTGAACAATCACCTGTTTGCCCAGCTTGAACGGTTGAGCGACGAGGATCTGACAGCGGAGCAGATCGAGGACGAGGTGAAGCGCACCGAAGCGGTCGTGTCGGTGAGCCAGCAGATCGTTCAAAACGCCGACCTTGCTTTGAAGGCCGCGAAGCTCGTTGCGGAGCACGGCGCGTTTGTCGGCAAATACCTTCCAATGATCGAGGCCAGATCAGAATGAAGGGGCACTGGATCAAATACAGCGAAGAGGAAATGGCTTGGCTCGGTGCCAACCGGCTGCTCCCGATTGCTGAGTATCACACCGCCTTTTGCGCGCGGTTCGTGCGGGACGATGTTTCGGCGGGTAACCTCCACGCCCTTCGGAAGCGCAAAGGCTGGAAGACAGGGCGCACCGGCCAGTTTTCAAAAGGTCAGGTGCCTCCTAACAAGGGAAAACCATGCGCGCCGGGGAAGGGTGGCCGACACCCGAACGCTCGCAAGACGCAGTTCAAGAAAGGGCAACTGCCGCACAACACCAATTATCTCGGCCACGAGCGAGTCTCCAAGGATGGGTATGTCGAAGTCAGCATCGATGAGACCAACCCCCACACAGGATTCGAGCGCCGCTATGTTCTGAAGCATGTCCATGGGTGGGAGAAGGCCAACGGGCCTATCCCAGAGGGGCATTGCCTCAAGTGCCTGGATAGCAACCGGCTCAACACGGAACCTTCTAATTGGGCGCTGATACCACGTGCCCTTCTGCCTCATCTCGGCGGAAGGTTTGGCATGGACTACGACGGAGCTGAGCCTGAGGTGAAGCCGGTCATCATGTCAGTGGCCAAGCTGAAGCATGCAGTGAAGCAGGTACGGACGAAGGCAGGTGCGGCATGACCGATCCCGCCGAAATGATTGCATGGCTCGACCGCCGAATTGCCAGTGCCCAGACCTGGCTGGCAGACCACGGCCGCCGTTCCAAGAAGCCTCGCCCTGAAATGGAGATCGAGACCAAGGAATACGACATCGCCCGGTTCGAAGAGATCCGCGGAGCGTACCTGAAGGCTTTGGCTAAGCGCGAGGACGCTGCATGAGCCAGAACACTTCTTCCTCCGTGATGCAGCAGCGCTCCGAGCCCCACGACAGCCTCGACGATTTCCCAACGCAGCCTTGGGCAACCCGGGCGCTCTGCGAGCATGTCTTGGGTGGCTGCTATCTCGTTGGCAAGACCGTGTGGGAACCAGCCAGCAATCGCGGCCACATGTCGGCGCCCTTGGCGGAATACTTCGGTGCTGTCTGGGCTTCAGATATTCACGACTACGGCACCGCAGGCGCATTCCAGCACGATTTCCTGTTCCCGGTTATGCCTCTATCGGAAAACCCCGACTGGATCATCACCAACCCACCGTTCCGGCTTGCCGAGCAGTTCGTTGCGCGGGCTCGCGATGTGGCAACCGAAGGCGTGGCCATGATCGTCCGGACTTCGTTCCTGGAAGGTGTAGGCCGCTACGAGAAGCTCTTCAGCAAAAACCCGCCGTCGATCGTGGCTCAGTTCTCCGAGCGCGTGCCGATGGTGAAGGGTCGGCTGACCGCAACCGGCTCGACGGCCACCTCCTATTGCTGGCTCGTCTGGCTAAACGGCATCACGACCACGAAGCTGGTCTGGATCCCGCCGTGCCGGAAGAAGCTCGAGCGCGCTGACGACTATGCAGCGTATCGCGAGGTGGCGGCATGACCTTCCTCGATGCCTACGCCAAGTTTGGGCCCGACACGATGGCGATCGCCGAGGCCTTGGACATCAAGGAGCATGAGGCCGACCGTCTGATCAATGCGCGATTGAACTGCGGCTACGCAGAGCGCCTTCACGCGCGCCGGATTAAGAAGATCGCCTACGCCGGCAAGGAACCTTTCGTGTCGGAGTGGGCGAGATGATTTCGGATCGTATGTCCGCCGCCGAGTTCCGCGCTGTCCAGAAGGCAGATCAGTCTGAGGCGCCTTCGAAATACCGCAACAAGAAGACGGCGGTCGACGGCATCACCTTCGACAGCAAGCGCGAGGCGCAATTCTATTCCTCGCTGAAGCAGTTGGAGCGCGCCGGCCAGGTCTACGAGGTCGAGCTTCAGAAGCCGTATGCGCTCACCGTCAATGGGCAGCTGGTCTGCACCTACAAGGCGGACTTCGCCTTCTATGACGCCATCCAGAAGCGAAACCGTGTCGTCGACGTCAAGGGCGTGGCTACCAAGGATTTCGTCATCAAGAAGAAGCTGATGCGCGCCGTCTTCGGCATCGACGTCGAGGTGGTGCGATGAGCCGTTGGATTCGCGTCCAGACCTCCATCTTCGATCACGAGGTGTTCGCCGCTGAGCCGTTCAGCGAGCGTGAGGCTTGGCTGTGGCTCATCTCCAAAGCGGCATGGAAGGACACCGTGCATCGCATCGGCGCGTCTGTCATGCCCGTCCCTGCAGGAAGCCTTTTCGTGACCATCCGCGAGATGCAGGCGGCATGGAAATGGACCTCGACGCGGCGCGTTCACCAGTTTCTTGAGCTGCTTTCAAGCCAGAACATGATTGAAACATCTTCTGAAACAGGAAAGACGCTCGTAACTGTCTGTAATTACAGCAAATATCAGAACGCTGAAACACATTCTGAAACGACTGAAGGTGCTGAAGCGAAACAAAAACGAAACACAAAAGACACCAGTACACCAGACACCAACATATCCTCACTCCGTTCGGATGTTTGCCCGGAGGCGGAAAAATCCGCTCCGGCCTCGCCGACGGTGATCGAGCTTCCGACTGTCAATGGCGACATGGTTTCGATTTCCGAGGCGGATGTTGCCGAGTGGTCCGAAGCTTTCCCTGCCGTGAACGTTCGCCAGCAGCTGGCGGCGATGCGCTCATGGCTCAACGCCAATCCCAAGAACCGCAAGACCAGCAAGGGCATGAAACGCTTCGCTGTCTCCTGGCTCACTCGTGACCAGGACCGCGGAGGAGGGCGCCTACATCCGCAGGCCCAATCGCCGCCCCGGCCGCAAAGCCCTTCCATGCAACGCCATCACGACATCCACGCAAGGCTGAAACGAGAACTCTACGGTGAACCAGATGAACAATTTGCCGGCCAAACTGTCGACCTTGCAGCAGGAGATTTCCGCTCTCACTGAGCAGCTTGCCCCGGCCGGCGCCGACGAAATCGGCCAGTGCATCGAAGGCCTCATGAGCGGCGGGATGCGGATCTCCGAAACGATCACTGCTGCGAACCCGGTTGAAGAATACCGCCTTTCCCTCCGGAACGTTCCGGTCCACGGGCTGCGCCGAGTTTATGTGAAACTGAAGCGCGGCGAATACGAAAACATCAACAAGGCTTTCATCCCCCTGCCGGCCGAGCTTGCGGCCATGGCCAATGCCGAATGCCGTCTCATCCGCGAGGACCGGATTCGCAAGCAGGAGACGCTGAGGGCGATCGAGGACTCCGTCAGCCGAACGCTGCCCAGCTCTCATGGCCTCATGGACCTACGCGTCACCCATCGTGAGCGCGCAATCGAGTTGGCGGAGAAGGGCTTTGTCAGGGTTGCCGAAGGAGTCGACCATCTGGAATTCGCGCAGCTCGCCAAGTCTCGGGAATTGCCGGCGGGCGCAGTCCACCTGTGGGCAATCGACGAGGTTTGGTCTCCGATCGCCGTCCGCGTCAACCGCAGCCGTATCCAGACCAAGCTGAACGTCCAGCCGCCGCCGGTATCGCCGGAGCGCGCTGACGAGCTCGCCCGCATGGTGGCGCTTCCCGATGCCAGCCAGGTCACGGCCGAACAGATGGCATATCGCGGCAAGGTGAAGGCCGATATCGAAGCGTCCGAGCCGGCGGAAGAGGAGCGCGCGGCATGACCATCCAGCACCGAACCGTCGACATCGAAGCAGCGGCGAAGCTCTGGAGAGATGACCTCTCCGCCTCCCAGATCGCCAAGCGCTTTGGCGTCAGCCGGAACGTCATCGTCGGACTGGCCTTCCGCAACCGCAGTCTGTTTCCGTGGCGCGGCGATGCTGGGAAGAAGACCCGCGCACCCGGCCAAGCGAAGACGGCGCGACCTCGCAAGCAGGCGCCGGAACTGAAGCGGGAACCGGAGATCCCGGCGACTGCCTATGATGCTGAGCGGCTCACACACGCAAAGCTCCTTCACCATCTCTCGGCCAGCGAATGCTGCTGGCCCCTGAACACCGGCGGCCCGTACCTGTTCTGTGCGGCGGAAACAACGGGCCGCTACTGCCGAAACCACCATGCTCGGTCATTGCCGAAGACGAACGAGGGAAAAGCATGAGCAGATCACGTTGGTATGCAATCAGGACCGCGCCCGGTTATCAGCGCATGGCGGCCGTTGACGAGCGCCTGCCGGAAAGCCGCCGGATGGAATCGATCATCGAGCGGAACTGCCGCAAGGACGGCTTCGACATCTTCATGCCTTCGTTCTACACCGAGTTGAGGCATCACCGGACGAAACAGATTCTGCAGAAGCGGTTCCCGTTCCTGGTCGGGTATGCCTTCGTGAACCTGCCGAGGTTGAACTTCGAGGAGCTCCGCCGCGTCGATGGTGTCGTGTGCTTCCTGCGCGGTGCCAACTATGGACCGCTCGAGTTCCCTGATGGGATCATCGAAGCCCTTTACTTCGCCGAACACGAGCGCCGGCAGGCCTTCCTCTACGAGCAGCACTGCCGGAAGGAGAACGAACGCCACGAGCAAATCCAGCACCTGCGCGGCCAGTTGCGCAAGATCCTGCCAAAGGGGCGGAAAGCGCGCGTCTCCATGGTCGACCAAGCCGAGAGGGCTATAGATTCTCTAAGTCCGCAGATCAAAGAGCGCGTGCAGAAAATTATCAGTGAATTGAACGGGCTCACCGGTGATGTGGATGTTGAAAATCTCCGGCAAGCCGTATAGATTTCCTGCAGTGATTTGCGGTTGTTCAGTTGCGGACCTCATAGAGGGAATACTCGCCGGACCGCTGCCGAAAGTTCACATTCGGCGCATAGGAGAAATGCGCCCTCTATCGCGGAGGGCGGTGCACACCGCTACGTCCCAGGTCTATTATGCCTAGGCATGGTCCGGAGTTGCGTTGCAGAATCGCTAAACCAAAGCCGCACTATCAGTGATTTGCGTTGCAGTTTCGAATTGTTCCGCGGCGCATGTTCACGTTGGGAAAGCAGCTTGGTAGCTCACCACGCGCCCCGTTTGAAAGAATATTTGCTACAAAATCACACTGAGTATGTGGTTGGGTCCGGCACGCCGGCGGCAATGAACGACTGTTTCCGTGAGTGGCATTGTGGGCACGCGCCGCAGTGAATCAGGTCTCCTCGTAAGCAACTCCACGTATTTTCGAACGGAACACCGAGTGCCGCACCCCTTCTCACTACGTCTGGTTTTGCCATGGCTTGGAAAGGGAAGTTGAAAGTTACCAGCGGAACACTAGGATTCAGAAGTGACTGTACTTCTTCGAGCTTAGTGCCGAGATCAAAAACGCGCGGCCGGTCTTTGGTCTGCTCGCTGATCAAACCAAATGCGACCTGCTCGTAATTTATCAATTGGGCATGCAGCTGCGCCATTGTCATTAGAATTGTGAATCCCGAAATGGCAGTCCCTGATATGATTTCTGCCCCCTTGATGTCCATTTCGTCCGATGCAAGCTGCTCGGCGGAGACGTATCCAATCTGAATCTCTTTGATCCCTTTCCCATCTACGATTTCGATCGGTATATCAGCGTCGATCGCCGCCTTCTTTGCTGCTGATAACTCACGTATATTTGAGTCCTTAGCGAAATCGACGAAGAAGGCTCTTACGCGATGATTTTCCGCCAGTAACTCATATAAGGCGACCGTTGAATCTAGCCCCCCCGAAAGCGCTATGACGACTTTCATGATGATCTCCCCCCAGGTAGAGCGATCATCATCATACAACTGCCACCATAAGTCGAGTCTTTATAAGTAGCGTCTAATGGCAAACGGGACACGCGCAGGTGAAGCTCGACTCCAGAACTATCTTCCGGCGGCCCCACTCTCGTGCCGCCGTGAAAAACAGATGGCCGCCTCAAGCTCGCGATATTGGGTCGCCAGACGGCCGCAGATCGGGAAGGCGGACAGTCGTTCGTGAATATCGGGTTTCCGCCTGGTTGTTCCTTCCCGAGCCTTTCCAGCCTCGCCGCCGTAACAGGTAGCGGGGCTTTCGCTTTGAGGAGAGCGCCCATGCACTACCGCTTTGTGGAAGTGGAAGGCGGAGAAGACGACCTTGATCGTGTCGCCAACGAGTGGCGCGCCAACGGCTACGAGCTTTTCCAGGCCGTCTACAAGACCACCTACCGTTGGGTGCTGATCTTCGAGCGCGAGGCCAAGGCCGCAGCATAAGTCCGCAGCCCTGCTCGCCCTACGCGAGGCGCTCGTCGAGCCTGCTGAGATAACGCGTGTAGTTGTCGATGAGACGAAGATGCATTTGCCTCTGCTCTTCCATGATCTCCTCGTCGCTTCGGGTGTCCGTGACATCCTTTATCACAAAGCGGGATTTCTCGATGAAGTGGATCATCCGCTCCGCATGTTGGATCTCAGCATTGTAGCGTTCGCGCATTATGCGAAGAGTGATTTTATCCATTCAATTCCCCCAAGGTTGAACTATGCCCGTACTGAAGAACGCGCGGCACGAGAAGTTCGCGCAGGCGCTCGCCAAAGGCAAGACAGCAGATGACGCATATGCGGAGGCTGGCTTCAAGCCTGACAGGGGAAACGCTTCGCGATTACAGCAGAAAGACAACATCAGACAACGCGTCGCCGAGCTTCTCGAATGGGAGCAGACGGTAGAGCGAAAGGCCACCGAGAAGGCCATAGACAAGCTGGCCATCACGAAAGAGCGTGTCCTGGCAGAGCTAGCCAAGATCGGGTTCGCCGACATCCGCAAGGCGATCAAATGGCAAGGCACGCTGGTGACCGAAGAGGATAACCCGGATGGCGGTGATGTCCTCGTGATCAAGAATGTCGTCACGAACAACGTCCAACTGATTTCCAGCGACGAGATCGACGACGACACAGCCGCGGCAATTGCCGAGATCAGCCAGAATTCGACGGGCGGCATCAAGATCAAGTTCCACGACAAGAAGGGCGCGCTCGTGGATATCGGGAAGCACCTTGGCATGTTCGTCGAGCGACACGAGCACTCTGGGCCTGACGGCGCCCCGATACAGACCGAGACAAGAACATGGCGGGAAGTGCTGCGCAGCGAAAAGAGCTAGACGCCACCACCCATCTCACTAACCCAGCGCTTCACGACTTTTGGGAAGAGGTCTTCCTCGGGCAGGCAGACATCGCGGTTCTCCATGGCGGGCGCTCGAGCTCAAAGACAAGAGACACGGCGTGCCAGTTGGTGCGCTTGGTCGACCATGTCGGAGTAAGGATGCGGGTTCTCTGCATCCGCCGCTTCCAGAACCGCATTCAGGATTCGGTCTATACCGAACTGAAATGGGCGATCACTCATCTCGGGCTCAGCAAAGCCTTCGACGTCCAGAAGACGACGATCATTCATCGCCGGACCGGCGCGGAGTTCATCTTCTACGGCATCGAGCGGAACCTCGAGGATATCAAGGGCACGTCCGACGTCGACATCCTCTGGGTGGAAGAAGCCGAAAAGCTGACCGAGGAGCAATGGACGGTCATAGGGCCGACCATCCGCAAAGAGGACAGCCTGGCGATCCTGCTGTTCAACCCGAAGTTCGTCACCGACTACGTCTGGAAGAACTTCGTCGTCAACGTCCCGCCGCACT